GGAAACTAATAGATTTTTGGTTCTCGGTCGATTCCAATATGAATTACGGGATTAACTGCCAAGCTAGCGGTCTAGTTGTCTTGGACGTTGATTTTCGTAATGGTGGACAGATTGAAGATTGGATGAAACCCACCTACACAGTTAGCACCGGCGACGGGTTTCACTTGTATTACCAAGTCACCGAAGAACTCAAATTTTTTGGACAAGTCGGTGATGGGATCGATATTAAATACAAGGGTTTTGTTGTTGGCGAAGGTTCAATTCACAGCAACGGCAATATTTATACCCGAACAAATGAAAATCCGGTCGCTCAGCTAGATGATGAGATGAAGGAGATGATTACTAAATGGTAAAAGAGCCGACAGTAATTCGATTTGATTCTACTTCGGGGGCTTGGTCTGATGGTAAAAATTACGTTAAAGGCCAAATTATTCGCAGATATGCAATTGAATCGTTAGGTAGAAAATCAGTTAGAGGGCGCTTGAGCCGCGAAGAAATCTCAGCTTATTGGCTAGATCGATTTGGGGTGAACGCTGATGTCGCATAACCTCACAGCTGAACAAATAGCGTCAATTATGTGCGCACTTCCAATATTTGGATTATGGATTTATTCGATTATTGAATCGGCAAAAGCCAAAGCCTTTAACGAAGGTTACAAACGAGGAAGGGCGTCAAACGCTTATGTCAGAGAGATCGTTAAGTGACTGGCTCTCGGATGCTGGTAACACCCTCGACGACAGGGGGCTTGAATATGGTGATCCGAGATTCAATCTTCTACGCATTTTCAAAATCGCGAGGCTGCTCGGTATTCAGCTCCGAGACCCAGCTGACGTGGCACTCGTCTTTGTCGCGACAAAACTCAGCCGAATGGTGGAAAGTCCAGAGCGCGAAGATTCGTATCTCGATCTCATTGGATACGCCGCTATCTTGGGTCGATGCCGATTTTCTACACCGGAAGATTGGGATGACGTTGAGTCTGACTCGCAACTATAACCAGCACCAATGGTGCGATATTTGTAAGAGCCGTTATGGACAAATGAAAGATGGCACTTGGCACTTAAAAGCCCAGACGCCAGCTGTATGGAAAGTGCAAAGTGAAACCCCAATCCGAAAGGCTCAAGTGCGGTTTTATTGCCAACCTTGCGCCGATGAGGTGCAGAACTGGCCGGACGGAACGTTTTGGTCATTAAAAGAGCAACTAGAGATGGCGATTGATGAGTTCGCCGGACGGGAGAAGTTAAATGTCGAATTACCTTGATGATTATGTATCAGTTCAAGACCGATTGAAAGAGTTTATAAATGCTTATCCGGATTACAGAATTAAAACCCACGTCCTTGAGGAATCGCTTACGCCTAACTGTGATGTCTATATTGTTAAGTGCGAGCTTTATCGGACTGAAGCGGATGCTGCGGCTTGGACAACCGGACTTAGTTCGGAATCAAAGTCAAAACAATACGCTTTGGAACTTGCGGAGACTGGCTCTCTTGGACGAGCTCTTAATCTCGCTGGATATTTTGCAAAGCCAAGCCCTAGCCCAAAGAAGCCAATTCAAACGACCAAGCCTGAACTCGCCGAATTTATCAAAGAGACAAGACCGAACGACCCTGAACCGATTGTCTGGGATGTTACGGCTATCGCAGAACAATTCGGCGCGGAAGTAGTAGATGAAGTGCCGCTATGTGCTGAGGGCTGTGGGCCAATGGTGCTAAAACAAGGCAACAAGGAAGGCAAAGAATATCGAGGCTGGGTATGCCCAAGACCGAAGTCCGGCCATCCAGCTAAATGGATGAGAATTGGATCAGATGGTAAATGGGTATTTCAAAAGTGAAAGACGCACACCCCTTCAAATGTGGGCCTTGTAAAAAGGTGACAGTCCACAGCTTTGTAACCAAATACGACAGCGAGATAACTGAAGGTGATGAAGTTTGGTTAATGGAATGTCAGAATTGCTTTGAGCAGCGTTTATTTGATCCAGTAGATCGAGTAATCAACCGAGAGGATGAGATAGGCCGCTGCGACCAATGTGGCAATTACAAGATGAAGAACGCTAAATGCCGAATCTGCCGAATAGCTGATGGGCAAGAGCGTATTAAGGAACGTTACTGGAATGGCAACGCCACACTTGAAAGGTTTATAGATGCCGATATATGAGTTCAAGTGCGATAAATGTGAAGCCATTACGGATGTCGCACTCGGATTCGATGCCCCAAAAGACGTAATCTGTCAGAATTGTGGGGTGCGGATGTGGCGAGTATGGACGCCAACACCGACCCATTTCAAAGGAGACGGATGGGCGAGCAAGGAGAAGTAAAGCGAAGAATCCACTCAATCAAATACATCCGGCAGATGCTTGAGTGGGGCTTCGATAAGGAGTTTATTGCCCGAGATATGGGCATTTCCTTAAGTTCATTAGAAACCAGATTAAGACGAGCGAAAGTAAGGGAGCAGAATGACAATCAAGGAAATAAGTCTGAAGCTAGCGGCAATTAGCCTATTAGCAGACCAAGCAAAGACACTTAAAGACCACCTACGAGCACAGCTCAAAGTAGCTATGGATGAACTCGGAGCTGATCGAGTAAAGGCTGAATTAGGCGATGAGGTGATTGCATACATAACAACGACCAAGCCCAAGTTTAAGTGGGTTATTAAATCGGATAGGAAGTTCGTTGAATGGGTGAAAGCCAATGTGCCGAGTGAAATAGTTGAACAGGTAAGAGAGTCGTCGATTGATGCGATATTGGATAAATTCAATTACGTTGATGAGTTAGTTATTGATCCCAATGGTGAACCGGTTGATTGGTTAGAGGGTAGTGAGTCTGAGCCCTACCTTACGACTAAGTTTCACGGCGAAGGTAGAGAGAAGCTTAAACAAGCCATAATAGGGCTTAATGGAGCTAATGAGATAGATGTGAGGAAAGTATTGGAGTTAGAGGGTTAATAAGGCTCTGACCTGCGGTTATGTTACCCTACTTGACAACTATGTTACCATCTCGCCATAGCGCGGGCGCAGAGCTGGCCCTAAAGCGGAGGTTGAGGGAGGGCCTTTGTCTTCGCCTGATGGCTACGACGCTAATCGCAGCTCTGATTACAATAATAAATCCAACGCCATCAAAAGCAGATATGAATTTAAAATTATATGCTTACAACCTTCTTACTTGGCGAGAGTTTCAATGCTTTAACTGGCTTATACATTACGAGTCTAGGTGGAATCCAAAGGCTAGGAATGGCTCTCACTATGGGCTGGGCCAAATGCGATCAACTTGGTATCGAGACCTTAGCCCTCAAGGACAAATAAAAGCGTCCATTAAATACATACGTCACAGATACGACGACAGTTGTAAAGCATTACATCACTTTGAAACTAAGGGCTGGCATTGAGTCATAAGAGATATAACTCAGCCTATTATCAGAGAGTCCGTAAGCTGGTATTAGAACGCGATTACTTCACCTGCCATTACTGCGGGCAAGAAGCCAACACAGTCGATCACTTAATACCCATTAGCAAAGGTGGAACTGATGAAGCTACCAATATGGTCGCTGCTTGTATCAAATGCAACAGCGGTAAGCGCGATCGCATTGCCCCTACCTTTTTTAATGCGCCTTTTTCACCCACGACCCCCATCGGGAAGATTTTCCCTGAAAATGGCTCGGCCAAGCATTATTCGGACTAAAATGGATTTATATGACTCAATCAACTGAGATCGCCCGAGTTAGGGACGAATCGGCTTACCGAGGTGTGGTAAACCCTCGAATTCACACAAAACTAAGCGATTTACCCTCTCACGGCGAGCAAATGATTAAATTCTGCGAGGAAATTGGCTTTGAGTTGCTTCCTTGGCAACAATGGCTCGCTCATCACTCGCTTAAATACAAGCCGGACGGCCGATGGGCACATCCAGTCGTAACTCTTTTGTGCGCACGTCAACAGGGCAAATCAACCTTTATGGCGCTTCAGATTTTATTTAGGATTTACGTTCTGAAAGAAAAGTTACAAGTTCACACAGCCCATAAGCTCACAACCTCAGCTGAACTGTTCTACAAGATTTACGGAATTATCGAATCAACTCCCCGACTAGCTGCCGAGTTTACTAAGAAGCTGGAAAGTAAAGGATTTCAAGAATTACAGTTCACCGAAGGTCGTCGATACATAGTTCGAGCTAATAACTCAGCTGGTCGAGGTATTGCCGCACCCGAAACTATTCATCTCGACGAAGCTCGCGAATACAAGGATGAGGATGTCTGGTCTGCTTTGCGTTATACCCAAATGGCTAGCCCTAATCCACAGATATGGGTTTACTCTAATGCTGGAGATCAGCACTCGATAGTCTTAAACAAATTACGCGAACGAGCATACGCCGCAATTCACGGCGGCTCTGACGATATTGGCTGGTTCGAATGGTCTGCACCTAACGGACTTAAATTCGATAACTCACCGGACTTTTGGCTAGGTGTCTGCCAAGCTAACCCGTCACTTGGTTACACAGTCCATCCGGACAATATCCGCGCCGTATTGTCAGACCCCGAAGATATTGTGCGCACAGAAGTTCTCTGTCAATGGGTCGACACAATCAACCCTGTTATCAGTCCGTCACAATGGGAGAGCTGCAAAGTTGAGGGGCTTCGGCTCAACCCTGAGTCTGATACTTGGTTGGCTATTGATCTCAGTCCTGATAGAAAACAAGCGGCAGTAGTAGCTAGCCAAAAGTTAGAAGGCGATAAATTCCAGGTCATCCTCTTGCAGACTTGGCACAACCCATCTAATCTCGATGATAAAGCTTTGGCTAATGACTTGGCGGAATGGGTGCGAAAGTATCCAGTCCAACTAGTCGCCTACTCAGCCCGAACCGCTTCGGCCGTTGCTGCGCGATTAGCACCGGCAGGAATCAGAACTGAGCCAATAGACGGTATTGACTATGCGCAAAGCTGTGATGAGTTACTGGGAGCAATCTCATCTCAGCGGTTAGCTCACTCGGGACAAGATGAGCTGACTAAACAATGCCTATCCGCCGTCAAATTGCCTTTCGGTGACGGCGGTTGGGTAATGGGTCGAAAAGTAAGTAATGCGGTTATTTGTGGAGCTGTTGCGTCGGCTATGGCGACTCACTACGCCACAAAAGCCAATGATGGTGTTGATATTGTAATTGTGTAGCACACACCCCTTACAATTCTGAGGTAATGGGTGCTATTAGAGATTTCTTCTTTCCAACAGTAAGCGCATCTGAAAAGATTGACGTTACTGCCGCGCTGACTCCCGTCCAGATACAGGATCAGATTTATAACATTCTTGGCGGAGCTACAAATACAACTCGCGCAATGGCGATGAGTGTCCCGTCAGTTGCTCGCGCTAGAAATATCATCTGCGGAACAATCGGTTCATTACCTTTAACAACTTTTAATCGCATTACTGGCGCTTATGTAGATCCGCATCGCGTTATCAATCAACCAGATCCTAGAGTTGCTGGTTTTGTAATTTACAATTGGTTGGCTGAAGATATTTGGCTATATGGCGTCGGTTATGGACAAGTTTTAGAAATGTATGCTGCTACTGATGGCGGCCGCGTTCGCGCTTGGACTCGCGTTAGCCCAGACCGCGTAACAGTCGAAACTAATTCTCAAAATACCGAAATCACAGGTTACCGAGTGGATGGTAAAGCTGTGCCGATGAATGGTGTCGGTTCAATTATTCGTTTTGATGGCCCAGATGAGGGATTACTTCACAGAGCTGGTAAAACAATTTCAGCAGCAGTATTTCTAGAAAATGCCGCAGTAAATTACGCTAAAGAACCAGCGCCATCAATGGTTATTAAATCCAATGGCACAAATTTAACCGCTGAAAGAATTTCATCGCTTTTAAGCGCTTGGAAAACTGCTCGTCAAACTCGCTCGACCGCTTTCCTTAACGCTGACGTCGATCTCAAAGAATTTGGTTTTGATCCCAAGTCATTACAACTTGCAGAGGCCCGTCAATATGTTGCGCTTGAATTAGCTCGCGCTTGTGGAATCCCTGCTTACTTTTTGAGCGCCGAAACTACTTCAATGACTTATTCCAACGCGGTATCAGAGCGGCGCTCACTAGTCGATTTCTCACTTCGCCCAATACTTAAAGCGATTGAGGAAAGGCTCTCATTACCGGATTTTGTGCCTAACCCAGTAATGACGCGCTTCGCGTTAGACGACTTCCTTCGCGGTAACGCGTTGGAACGCGCTCAAGTCTATGAAATCCTAAATCGTATCGGCGCGATGAGCGTTGAGCAGATTCAACGAGAGGAAGATTTAATTCCAAATGAAAATTAAGATGCCGATGGTCGTAACCGCTGCCGACACAATTAAACGCACAATTAGCGGAACTATTGTTACTTGGAACGAGCAAGGCAATACGTCAGTTGGCCCGACAGTTTTCGCTGCGGACTCAATTGATATAAAGCCTGTTAAATTGCTATTGGAGCACGACCGGACTCGTCCAATCGGCAAAATGATTGCTCACGAAGTAACTAAGGACGGAATTGTGGCTACGTTCAAAATCGCTAACACTATGGCCGGAGAAGATGCTTTAATCGAAGCCACCGAAGGATTAAGGGATGGCTTTAGCGTTGGCGCACAAATTAACGAATGGGTAAACAATAAAGGCGTTATGCAAATTACAAGCGCCACCCTTGACGAAGTTTCATTAGTAACTGATCCAGCTATCGATTCAGCTCGCGTTAGCGAAGTCGCTGCATCAGAAAACGAAGCACCTAAAGAAGAAGATTCTGCTCCGGCGACCGCTGAAGCAGACAAACCAACCGAAGGAGAACAAGTGTCTGACACTACCGTTCCTGCTCCTGCCGAAGAAACGGTAGAAGCAGCTAAGGTGGAAGCCGCTGCGCCAAAGCCAGCGTTCTACACCGCACCTCGCCTAGAGTTCACAAAGGCGAAATATCTTGAGAACAGCATCCGCGCCGCACTTGGCGATGACGATGCACGTTCTTACCTACGCGCTGCTGATAACACAACAGACAACGCAGGATTTATCCCAACTCCACAAAGCACAACTCTTATCAATGGCGTCGCTAATGGCGATCGCGGATTTATCGATGCTCTCTCACGCGAAACCCTTGCGGCTTCCGGTATGACCTTCGAATTGCCTCGCATTAACACCGCGCCAACTGTGGCTTTGACAAATGAAGAAGGCACACCTTCCGAGACAGATATGGGAACTGCTTTTATCTCCGTTGATGTCAAGAAGTTTGCTGGACAACAGACTGTAAGCGTAGAACTTATTGATCGTTCTAGCCCTGCGTTCTTTACTGAACTCGTCCGTCAAATGGAGTTCGCGTATGCAAAGGCAACTGACGCTTATGCAGTAACTCGCGCATCTGCAACTGCTTCCGCATCAACCGCTAAGGCTGGCGCAACAGCAGCTAACTATCTCGCTTTCTTTGCTAACGCTGCAAAGAACGTTTACACAGGATCGCTCGGCTTTGCTCGCAACGTCGTAGTGTCTCCAGACGTATGGGCCGAAATTATGGGATTGAACGACAATGGTCGCCCAATCTACATCGCTTCCAACCCATCAAACGCAGGTGGCGCACTTTCTCCACTTTCCGTTCGCGGTAACGTAGCTGGTCTCGACCTCTATGTATCTCGCTCACTTTCCGGAACTGGTGACGGATCAATTTACGTCATCAACCCAGACGCGCTTACATTCTACGAAAGCCCACGTCTAACACTTCAGACAAACGTCATCGCAAGCGGCCAAATCTCCGTAATGTATTACGGCTATGCGGCAGTAGCACCGAAGCTTCCTGGTGGCTACACAGCCAACGACAACGCTTAGTAATAGTTAGGCCCTGTCCGCTCCCGAGCAGGGCTTAACCCCTTAGAACGAAAGGAAGGCGAGATGCCAACGATAGTCACGGCCACAGAGCTAAGAACCATTCTTGGCGTCTCGTCTGCCCTATATTCAGATGCTTATTTAAATGACATTGTGGACACAAGCGAAAATGTAATTCTGCCAATGCTTGTCACATTTCAAAGCAAAATAAACAAGGTCAAATTAGAAGATAATGTGGCTTATTTTGAGACCGCCACAATTCACGAATTCACCGAAGGCCAATCCGTCATTATTACTGGTTGCGGATCTCCCTTTAACGGCACTCACACAGTAACCGACGACGAAATCACCGATTATGTATTTACCGCAGCCATCACAAATGCAGACATACTGGAAAAGAACGTTATCCCAGCCGGAAACGCTGCGTTATCTGGACTATCGACCTACGTCGGAAACCCTAACGTCGAGTCTGCTGTATTGGCTATCTCTGTCGAAATTTTCCAAGCCCGAACCGCAGCTGGCGGACAAATCGAAGGCGTAGATTTTGCCGTAACGCCTTACCGCTTATCTAAAAATTTATTAGCCAAAGTAACTGGCCTTCTTGGGCCTTATCTTGACGTTGAAACTATGGTGGGTTAATGCCCAGCATAGCCACAGACGTTCGAGGTGCTATCAAAACAGCTTTAGCAACTGTCAGCGCTAACGTTTACGATCACGTTCCAGAAGCACCCATCGTCCCAGCTGTCGTCATAGTTCCTGACTCGCCTTATATGGAAATGGACGTTATTGGTAAAGTAACAACAAGAGTCAAATTAAATTACGTCATTAGCGCTTGTGTCGCTTACTTTTCTAACCCAGCAGCTCTTGATAATTTAGAGCAATTAGTTATGAGTATTCTTGGAAAATTAAATGATTCCAAGTATGAGTTATCGACAGTCGAAAGACCTACGGTAACTGAAGTCGGAACAACCGCTTTACTTGTTTCTGACATCCGCTTGAGCGTCCGCTACGAGCAAACTACCTAAGGAGATCAAATGGCAACGACAGTAATTACTGGCCGCGATGTCACTTTCACGTTGGACTCCGCGTCCTACGATGCTCAAGCGACTTCTGCGACCCTTTCCTGCGAGACAATTATCGAGACGTATCAAACTTTGGACGGCCGCGCATACAAGTCCACAGATAAACAATGGTCCTTTACTATTGAATTGCTTCAAGATTGGGGAGCTACTGGTTCACTATTCGAAGCTATGTGGACAGATGCAGAAGCAAATCCAAATACAACCCTTGCGGTTTCTTTTACTGCTGCATCCGGCGCAGTATTTGCTTTCAACGTATTGCCAATTTTCCCAAGCGCAGGTGGAGCAGCTCCCGGAGCACTCACCGACACTTGGACAATGACAGTCGTTGGTACACCTACAGAAACCTTCAGCTAAGAGATCGGAGCATCGGGAGCTATGAAGTCACAAATAAATATCACCTACAACTCTGGCGAACAAGCAAGTTATATTGCCCAACCGCCAGAGTTTGCTAAGTGGGAAAAGGCGACTGGTAGGAATATCGGCGAACTTGGCGGAGTCTGGGACATTATGTTCTTGGCTTATAACGCAATGAAACGAGAAGCCGCTGGAAAACCAGTTAAGGCTTTTGATGTGTGGATGGAAACTGTCGCTGATATTGAGACAGTCGCAATCGACCCAAAAGCCATCGAGTCGGAAGCGTAGGCCGCTTACTAGTCGAGCTGGCAATAGCCACTCATATTCCGATGCGAGAATGGACTGAAGCGGACGACATACTGACGGCGATTGAGATATTAAAAGAGAGGTCAAATGGCAGACTTTGATCCTACGCAACGCGTTATCCAGTATGACTCACAAGAATTGCGCCGCATTACAAGTGTCATCAGAAAAATGGGTGAGGAAGCGTCTGCGCAAGCTAGAGATGCTACTTCAAGTTTAACTAGTTACGCCGTAGATCAAATTAAAGCTGCTGCGTCTAGCGCGCCATCTCCAAAACAAGCTAGGCGCATCGCTGAAGGTGTTCGTATCAGTAAAACTTCCGTTACGGGTACATTTGGCTTGGGGTTCGCATCCCAAAAATTTAGTGGTGGAGCGACAACGCAACTTAATAATGATACCGGCAGCGGAAAAGGTATATTGGCGGGTGTAGAGTTCGGTGCAAAAAAATTAAAAAATTTTCCGCCACGAACTCCTAAATATGGGTTGCGCGGCAGTCGAGGTTATTTTATTTGGCCTACCTTACGCCGTATTCAGCCTGAAATTATTAAACGTTGGGAAGAAGCATTTTCTAAAATTGTTAAAGAATGGGATAACTAATGGCTGGCTCAAGAACCCTTAAACTTTCTATTCTTGCAGATATAGATAATCTAAAAAAGAATTTATCTTCGGGTTCTCAAGACGTCGCTTCATTTGGAGATAAAGTATCGGACTTTGGTAAAAAGGCTGGTGTCGCCTTTGCCGCCGCAACCGCAGCAGCGGCTGCTTATGCGAGCAAGTTAGCTATTGACGGCGTTAAATCAGCAATCGAAGATGAAGCTGCTCAAGCAAAATTAGCAACAACCTTACAAAACGTCACAAACGCGACACAGGCAACAATAGCTGCAACTGAGGCTTATATTCTTAAAACTTCTTTGGCTACGGGCGTTAGTGACAATCAACTTCGTCCAAGTTTAGAACGTTTAGTTCGAGCCACAAACGATGTCACAGAGGCACAAAGACTGAACACATTAGCCTTGGATATAGCGGCTGGAACGGGTCGTTCACTTGAATCCGTAAGTGCTGCGCTCGCTAGAGCCTATGATGGTAACAACTCCGCTCTATCGCGTTTAGGTATTGGCTTATCTGCCGCTGAACTAAAGTCAATGACTTTCAATGATGTGACAAAAGAGTTGGCTAATACCTTTGGCGGTCAAGCTACTACTCAAGCCAATACTTATGCCGGACAAATGGCGCGATTGAACGTCGCCTTTGATGAAGCAAAAGAAACTGTCGGTGTTTACATTCTCCAAGCCTTAACGCCACTTCTAAATATCTTAAGCAACAATATCGTTCCGTCTTTTGAGCGTCTATCGTCCGTCTTAGGGCCAATTTTCCGAGATGTGTTAGATCGCGCTGGTGTGGTCGTTAGGGATATCCTTTTACCAGCCTTCCAAGCGCTTTGGGCATTTATTCGCGATTATTTAGCGCCTATTATTTCAAATGTCCTTCAACCGGTATTTGATGGACTTGTCAGAGCAGTAAACACAGTTGGCTCGGCGTTTAAGAATAATCAAGAGGAGTTAACACCTTTTTATAATCTTTTGCGTACTATTGCAAACTTCGTCCGCGACTTTGTTGCTCCTGCTATTGGTGACGTATTGGGAGCAGCTTTACGAGTTGTTGGATCACTTGTTTCCACTCTTATAACTAACTTCGCTCGATTAGTTGACTTCCTTGATGATGTATTGTCTAAAATCCGCCAATTCGTTAACTACGTTCGAGACAACCCCATCATCTCTGGCATCAGCGGCGTAATCGACCGCATCTTTGGTGGCGGTCGAGCTACTGGTGGAGCTGTAACGCAGAACACCGCTTATATGGTTGGTGAACGAGGCCCTGAATTATTCGTTCCGAATACCAACGGAAGTATTGTGCCCAACAATGCTTTAGGTGGCGCAAGTATTAACGTTACTGTTAACGGGGCAATAGATCCTGAATCCACAGCTCGACAGATTATCCAGATACTTAATAACTCGGCCTATCGAGGAACTTTGGGAGCTGGCGCGCTGGTATGAGCCTCTGGACTCCCGAATGGAAAGTTTTAGTAAACGGCGTTGATTACGCATCTGCCACAGTAGCTAACCTAACTGTTACTCGCGGGCGTTCTAGCATCTATGAGCAGCCTGTCGCTGGTTATTGTTATTTGCAGTTGCTTGACGTTAACGGCGATACTTTTGATTTACAAGTTGGGCATCAAATTAGCGTCCAACTAAAGAACTCCGCTGGAAACTTTATAACTATTTACGGCGGTTACATTAGCGATATAGCCACATCAGTTATATCCACAGGCTCGACGGCGACTGTAATGGGTATCAACATCACCGCTTTGGGTGCTCTCGCTCGTCTATCCCGTTCTACTTGGAGCGACGCTTTATCTAAAGATGACGAAGGCTCTCAAATCTTCACAATTGTTTCCGAAGCTTTGGCTAATGATTGGCAGGAATTACCAGCCGCCGAGACTTGGGCTAATTACACTCCAGCGACAACGACTTGGGCTACGGCCGAAAACATTGGTCTTGGAAATATAGATACAGGCGTTTATGAAATGGTTGCTCGAGCCGCTGATCCTGTAAATTCCTATACCTATGTAGCGCAGTTGGCGGATTCGGCTTTAGGAACTGTTTATGAAGATGATGATGGGCGAGTTGCTTACGATAATCAAGATCACCGACAGGATTACCTCATAGCCAACGGCTTTACAACCCTGAGCGCTAACGACGCGCTTGGCGTTGGAATTCGTTCACAAATACGTTCCGGCGATATGCGCAACAATGTGACAGTTGTTTATAAAAATGGACAGACTGTTATTGACTCAGATGCCGACTCAATCCTTAACTTTGGCAACTATGCTGAAATTATCGAGACAACCCTAGACTTGCAAGCTGACGCCCAAGCCTACGCCGAGCGTTTAATCCTTTTGCGTTCATTTCCGCGACCCATTCTTGATGCCGTTTCTTACCCTCTTGGCAGTCCTGAGCTAGGCAATACTGACCGAGATGCCCTTATAGACATATTCTTAGGGCAACCCATCGAATTGACCGACCTACCCAGCGCCATTTCCTCTTTAAATTATCAAGGCTATGTGGAAGGTTGGACGTTCCAAGCTGGGTTTAATTCGGTCAACCTAACCTTTATCCTTTCGCCGCTGAGCTACTCGGGCTACTGGCAGCGTTGGGAGCAAGTCAATCCAGCAGAAAGCTGGAATAGTGTGCTCAATACCTTAGAATGGCAAGACGCGATAGGAGTCATTAGCTAATGGCAAACACAACAAACTTCGGCTGGGAAACCCCTGACGATACTGACCTTGTTAAAGATGGCGCTCTTGCGATGCGCACACTTGGCAACGCCATCGACACTTCTTTAGTCGATCTCAAAGGCGGAACGACCGGACAGGTTTTATCAAAGACTTCCAATACAGATATGGATTTTAGTTGGGTTACTAGCGACGATGCCAACGCAATTCAAAACGCTATTGTTGACGCCAAAGGCGATCTCATCACCGCCACCGCAGCAGACACTCCAGCTCGCTTAGCAGTCGGCTCAAATGGCGACACACTTGTCGCGGATAGTGCCGCTACTACTGGGCTTCGTTGGCAGGGTAATTATGCGGCTGCTAAAAACAAATTAATTAATGCTGACTTCACAATCAATCAGAGAGCATTTACTTCATCGACAAGCAGCGGTTACGGATTCGATAGATGGCGTTTATCGGCAGTCGATGGAACAATCACCTATTCCGCTCAAACTTTCACCGCTGGTGCTGCACCAGTTTCTGGATACGAAGCGACAAATTTTGCAAGGGTCGCTTCAACTGGTCAAACTGCAACTAACGCAGTTTCTTTATTAGCCCAAAGAATTGAGGACGTTAGAACCCTAGCGGGTCAAACAGCAACTATTTCTTTCTGGGCAAAAGCCGCAAGTGGAACTCCAAAAGTGGCGGTAGAAATAGAACAAGTTTTTGGTAGCGGTGGTAGCCCCTCGGCCAGCGTTACGGTTTATGGGGGACAGGTAACGTTAGGAACGACTTGGCAAAGATACTCCGTAACATTTACTGGAGCGACAGTCATACCTTCTCTAAGCGGTAAAACTGTCGGAACAACTGCTAACACTAGCGAATTGAGAGTTCTATTATGGACTTCCGCAGGAACGGATTTCAATGCTCGAACTGGTTCATTAGGTATTCAAACAAACACTATTGATTTTTGGGGCGTTCAACTAGAGGCTGGCTCAGTAGCCACCGCCTTCCAAACCGCAACTGGCACACTTCAAGGCGAGTTAGCCGCTTGTCAAAGGTATTATTGGCGGAATACAAATGGTGCATCTACCGGCATTTTTGCAAGTGGCGGTGTAGCCTTTAGCACAACGCAAGGAATTGTGCCTGTTGTTATGCCCGTTCCAATGAGGATAACACCAACTAGTTTAGATACAACAGGAACCGCCTCAAATTATCGGTTGTATAATGGTTCTATTAACACTGCATTGTCTGCTGTTCCAACAATCGGAGCAGGTGATTCAACTCCTAATGTTGTGATGTTGAATGTTACGGTTGCTTCCGGTCTAACAGCAGGTAGTAATTTTCAATTATCGGCAAACAGTTCAAGCACAGCCTATCTTGGATTCGGAGCAGAATTATGACAACGCAATATGAAATAGTAGTTGAGCAATCCGATGGAAGTCTTATCACATATATCGTTTTTGACAATGGAAACGGTTCTACCTCAATGCCTAAGGCAGTATGGGATGAACTGGAAGCCGCCAAAGAGAACGGCACAATCTCGTAGGAATATGGCGAAACTTTGTAAAGCTGGGCAACAGCTTCGGGAGCAACTTGATGACGATTATCCTGATCGCGACCGCCGTTCTGATGGTTGGGTGGCTGATGCTCGTCATACTGCCAAAGGTAATTCTGACCATATACCAGACGCTCGAGGAATCGTCAGAGCTTTAGATATTGACGCCAACTTAAACGCTCATCCCGAAGAAGCTTATGCGGTTGTTGAGAAGATTCGTAAGTTAGCCAAGCGCGGGGATAAACGCATTAAATATATTATTTATGAGGGCCGTATTGCATCGTCTATTTTAAATTGGAAATGGCGCAAATACAAAGGGGCTAACCCACATAAATCTCATTTCCATATTAGTTTTACAACTTTGGGAGACAACGACTCAAGCTGGTTTAACCTCGAAGGAGACAATAATGAGCGACCTCAAGAAGATGGCGGAAAGCTGGGCCAAGACCTTCCTAGCAACAGCACTCGCAACATACCTCGCGGTGGGCTGGGATGTCGATGCGATTGCAAATGCGGCGCTAGTATCAGTCTTGCCTAGCATTATCAACTGGCTTAACCCTAACTACGAGCGTTACGGCCGAGTCCGGTAATGGATGCCAATACCATCGCTGGGTTCGTAGCTTCGGTTCTCGGATCAATCGCCCTACTTATCGCTGGCCTTCGTTACATTATCAAATTAGAAAATATCCCCATTGTGTCGCGCCTGGATAAAATGGAGTCTCAGTTAGAATTAGCCCTATCGAGGAAGGTGGGGGCTAATGGCAACAAGAAAGCGCGTTAAAAAGCCGGTCAAGAAAACGGCTAAATCTCGCCGAACAGTTAAAGAGCTGCCTACTAAGCTCGATTTCTGGGCAATTGCCTGTAAAGAGATTTACGAGACTTGTCGTCGTAATGGAATGGACGAAGGCCTAGCTCTTGCCTTTGCTATGGATCGAAGCGCTTGGCCTGACTGGGTAATCGACCCACAAGATCCGATTAGAAAAATCGGGTGGGAAGATGGCGAGGAAGACGTCTAATTTACCTTCGCGAGGTTGAGTTATTCGAGGCGCTTAAAGCCGTTTATCCGGACTTAACGCCACTATCGGCAACCGACCGAGCAGACGGCATTACCCACGACGCATATATCGAGATGAAGTGCCGTCGCACTCACTACCCCACACTTTTGATCGAGAAGAAGAAATGGGATTACTTAGCCGATATAAGGGCTAGAACGGGCGCTAGGACGCTTTATATCAACTCCACCCCACAAGGGGTCTATCAGTTCGATTTAGGGGCTATAAACGAGCCTGAGTGGCAATTAAAGGCCCTTCCAGATAAGACTGACTTTGCCAATAGCGGCAAGGTTGAGAAGCTATGTGGCTTCCTAGATATACGACACTCCGAACTCCTACTTGTATAAATAGATTTAATTAAATAGATTTATCCCACTAAATCCATTTTGAGGGTTTAGAAGGGAGCTACAAATGTCATATATGAGCAAATTAGCAACAGAATTAGCCATTATTGCTGAGAATAAATCCATTAAAGGTAACGCTGCTCAAGCGGTTTTGAATGGTTGGAAAATCCTTCCAGTTAAATCGCATAACAAATTACCTCATTTTGACCTTATTAAACGAGGTCACCTTGACGCCACTAACGACTGGAAACTAATAGATTTTTGGTTCTCGGTCGATTCCAATATGAATTACGGGATTAACTGCCAAGCTAGCGGTCTAGTTGTCTTGGACGTTGATTTTCGTAATGGTGGACAGATTGAAGATTGGATGAAGCCCACCTACACAGTTAGCACCGGCGACGGGTTTCACTTGTATTACCAAG